TCTGAAGAGAAATGGGAGCAGAAGTACAAAACCCTCAAGGGTATGTACGATGCCGAGGTACCGAGATTGCACGCAGATGTGCGTGAGCTCAAGGCCCAAGTGGAGTCTCTCCGCAAAGCCTCTGAGACCAAGCCCGTCGAAGTCAAGCCCGCCGCCCCGGAGAAACTGGTTACGGATGCTGATGTTGAAGCATTCGGTTCGGACTTGATCGAAGTCCAGCGCAAAGTTGCACGCGAAGTTGCAGCAGAGTTTCGTAGTGAACTCGACGCCATGAAGGCGGAAAACCAGAAGCTGAGAGATCAGCTGACGGCGACCGGTACTCAGGTGAGCGAGGCCACTTTCGAGCAGCGGCTCCACCGCTTGGTTCCAGACTTCCAAGAAGTCAACGTGAACCCTCAGTGGATCGAGTGGCTGAACGAGGTTGATCCGCTTCTGCGGGCTCCACGAAAGTCTGTTGCGCAAGACGCGTTCAACCGAGGCGACGCGGAAGCGGTGGCACATTACATTGGGATGTTCAAGCAGAGCATCACCCCTGTGAAGCCGACCAAAGACGTGACCGAAGAACTTGAACGTCAAGTCCAGCCGAATCGAACTGCGTCATCGAGCGCCCCAGTCTCCCAAAAAGGGAAGACGTACACGACAGCCGACATCGACAAGATGTTCAAGCAGGTCGCGGAACTGGGCAATCGTGGCAAGCTCGACGAAGCGAAAAAACTTGAAGCTGAAATCGATGCTGCTTACATGGAAGGTCGAGTGACCTGACTGTTGGTAGCGTAACCAACCCGTTTTATAGGAGGCCGAAATGGCTGCTGTTTTCCCCGTCACTGGCTCCGGTGCTTTCGACACCAACCCGTCGTACTCCGGTGCGTTTATCCCCACCCTGTGGTCTGGCAAGTTGCTGGCCAAGTTCTACCAGAACACCATGCTGTCGGAAGTCGCTAACACCGACTACGAAGGTGAACTGAAGAACCAAGGCGATACGATCCGTATCCGTCTGGCTCCGTCCATCAGCATCTCTGACTACACCGTTGGTCAGACGCTGAGCTACGAAGTGCCCACCCCGATCTTCCAAGACATGCAGGTCAACAAGGGCAAGTATTTCGGCGTGCAAGTGAACGACGTGCTGGCCTATCAGTCTGACATGAACCTGATGAACATGTTCACGGAAGACGCCGCCAAGCAGCTGAAGATTGCTATCGAAAACGAAGTGTTCTTCAACAGCTTCGTGACCGAAGGCCCTGCTGCTGCCAACGAAGGCGCTACCGCTGGTCAAATCTCCGCCGCCTACAACCTGGGCACGGACACGGCCCCCATCGACCAGAGCACCCCTGAGAACGTGCTGAAGGCCATCCTGCGTATGTCCACGGTGTTGGACGAGCAGAACGTGCCTGAAGATGGCCGTTGGCTGATCCTGTCTCCGTATGACCGTCACCTGTTGATGCAATCCAGCATCGCCCAGGCGTACTTCACCGGTGACCAGTCCAGCACCATCCGCACCGGCAAGATCGGCATGTTGGATCGCTTCAGCGTCTACGTGTCTAACCTGCTGCCCCGTGGCGAAGCTGGCAAGGCTCTGGTGGCTGGTCTGTCCGCCACCTCCACCGGCGGTGCTGTGACCAACGCCAAGGCTCGCCGCCTGATGGTTGCTGGTACTAAGCACGCTATGTCGTTCGCGATGACCGTGAACAAGACTGAGCCTCTGCGTAACCAGACCGACTTCGGCGACATCGTCCGTGGTCTGGCTGTGTATGGCCGCAAGGTTGTCAAGCCCCAGGCGCTGGTCACGACCATCGTCGGCTCGGCAAGCTGATCAACGGCAAACCCAAGGGGCCCTTCGGGGCCCCTTTTTCTAGGCTTAGGAGAATCTAATGACGGTTTACGAACTCATCGAAAAGATGGATGGCTACATCCTGAACAACAAAGCTCGTGTCATGCACAATGGCGAGAATGTCGTCGTTGGCGTTTTTGTGGGCGAAGAGCTGGTATTCACCGAGATCGGCAACGAGTTGGCTGCGGCTCAGTCAAATATGCCCGCCAAGGCACCCCGCAAAAAGGCCGTTGTTGAGACCCCTGTTGAAACCGAACAACCTGCTGTAGAATCTCAGCAAGCTGCGCCGGAAGCTGCGCCGCAAGAGTGAGGTAAATCATGGCCACCGAAAAGGTTGTTTCCATCATCTCCAAGGCGCAGACGCTGCTGCAGGATACGACCGCAGTTCGGTGGCCTGCTATCGAACTTCAGGGTTGGTTGAACGACGCGTACCGCGAGATCGTCAACATCCGCCCTGACTCAAACACGCTTACCGGTTCATTCACCTGTGTTGCTGGCCCGCGACAGGTGTTGACCTCCCAATTTGCAAACGCGACCCGCCTGATCGATGTGATCCGCAACGTCGCAACTGCGTCCGACAAGCGGGCTGTCCGCCTTGTTGACCGACACATTCTGGATACCCAACGTCGCACGTGGTACAGCGAGACCAATGCCGACACTATCCAGCATTACATGTTTGACCCACGGATTCCCAAGGAATTCTTGGTCTACCCACCGGCTACAACTTCTGCACAGATTGAGGTGGCGTATGCTTCTGTGCCTACGGCGCACACGCTGACCGAGTCGCAGCTGACGAACACGGCAACCGCCGAGACCATCCGCATTGATGATAGTTTTGCCAACGCGCTGCTCGACTATGTCCTGTATCGCGCATACAGCAAGGACGCCGACTATGCAGCCAACGCGCAGCGGGCTGTGGCGCACTACCAAGCGTTCCAGACCAGCCTTGGTGTCAAAGGTCAAGCTGAAGCTGCCTCGCAGCCTGGAGCCGCATAATGGCTAAGGTGTGGGACGATTTCCTCCCGCTGCTGTCGCCCTATCTTCCAGGGTGCCCTGATCTCACGATCAAGTCCTACCTCGCACTGACTGCGGCGGATTTTTTCGCTCGCACGTATCTGTGGCGCGATGACATTGACGCGATCTATCTGGCACCGAACCAGATCGAGTACGAACTCGGCGCAGACGCCGTAGTTGAAGACGTGATCTCGGTCGTCTACAACGGCAAAGAGCTCGAGCGTTCAGACATTCGCTTCATCCCTGCCGAGTGGAAAGACAAGTCTGGTGATCCCACTACGTATTGGATTCAGGCAGACCGCTCGATCAGGGTTTTCCCTACCCCCGAAACACGCGCAAAGATGACGGTGGCTGCTGTTTTGAAGCCGTCTTCGACTGGCCTTGGCGTCGAAGATTGGATTTTTGAGACCTGGGCGACGACCATCAACAGCGGTGTGATCGCTCAGTTGGCCATGATCAATGGCAAAGAGTGGACGAACACTGATCTGGCTGCACTGCACAAAGGGCTTTTTGAACGTGCGATCGTATCCGCACGTATCAGAGACTTCCGTGGAGTGAATCTTTCCGTTAAGATGCGCCCTGCAGTGAGGAAATAATCATGGTTGACAGGATCAAACTTGTCCAGGGCGACACGCTCCCCTTCATCAAGCTGACACTCGCAGACCCGGCAACGGGGGAGCGTATCAATGTCGCTGATGCGAGTGTGATCGTCCGCGTTAAATTTCGTGCTGCAGGCAGCACAACTGTACTTTCGACACTGACTTGTGAAAAAGTCGCCGAGACCGTGGGAGCCACGCCCGGTAGCACAGGTGTCGTGCGCTTCAACTTCCCCACAGGTACCCTTAGCGTTGAGCCGGGGCTATACGAAGGGGAGGTTGAGATGGACTTCGACGGCGAAATTCAGACCGTCTATGAAGTCATGAAGTTCAATGTCCGTCAACAGTTTTAAGAAGGAACCACCATGTCCGCAATGTCAGACTACCTCGAGAATAAGCTGATCGACCAGCTGTTCCGTGGCCAATCCGCCCCTACAACGACTACCCTTTACGTCGGCCTGCTGACTGCTGCTCCCAGCGATTCTGGTGGTGGTACAGAAGTGTCCGGTGGCAGCTATGCTCGCGTGGCAGTCACTTCGAGCTTGGCCAACTGGGCAGGTACGCAGTCCGCTGGTTCCACTGTGGCCTCCTCGGGCACTGGTGGCCAGACTAGCAACAACGCTGCGATTACCTTCCCCACGCCCGCCGCGACCTGGGGTACCGTGACCCACTTCGGCATTTTCGACGCCAGCTCTGGCGGCAACTTGTTGTTCTGGGGTGCGCTGACCATCTCGAAGACGATCAACCAAGCTGATACGGTGACTTTCCCCGCCGCTTCGCTGTCGATCACGTTCGCATGATGGGCATTGGCGGATGCTGCTGAACAGCTCCGAGATCAACTTCGCCCCTCTCAACGGCGAAGCTGGTCTTCTGTTGGAGTTTGCAGGCACAGCCAGTTGTTCAGCATCAACATCCGCCGCTCTTGGGAGACTGCCGAACCTTGCTTCGGTGGTCACTGGCGCGGCTTCCGTCGTCGCTCAGGCAACGCTCACTAAGAACCTTGTCGTGGCAGGCAATGCCACGGTGGGCACCGTCGCCAACGTCATTCTCGGCATCCCGCTGGCTGGCACAGCGAACGCTGTAGCCACGACCACTGCAGCTGCGGCACAGATATTCTCTATAGCCTGTAACGTCTCTGCAACAGCAACAACCTCATCTGCGCTTGGAAAAACCAGTAGCCAGTCAGGCAGTGCTGCTACCGCAGCTACCGCGTCTGGCGGCATCGTCATTTCTTTCAACGCTTCGGGGGCGCTCAGCAGCATAACGACCACCACAGCAGCGCTTGACAAGACGGATAACCTTGATGCGTCTGCAACATTGTCTGCTTCTGTTTCTCCGGGTTTGACACAGATTGTCAATCTGACCGGTGCTTTTGCTACCGCTGTCACTTCGACCGGTGCGATCAAGGTCGACTATGTTGTGGCGTCCAGCGCACAAACGGCGGTGACCACAGCAGCTGACCTATCGAAAACTGTTTCGTTTGAATCTGTCAACGCTAGCGAAATCACAACCACAGCAGCGGCTGTCGGGCTTACTGTGAATATGGAATTCGCTGGCGGCGCAACAGCTACGACGTCATCTGACGCCACGATCGACAAGAATTGCGAAGCTGCTGCCAGCGCGTTGGCGGTCAGCAATGGCCTTGCAAGTCTTGATAAGCCACTGAACGCTGTCGGCGCAGTGGCCACGGCCAATACGTCTGCTGAGGCAGGGCTTATCAAGAACATGGAATTCGCTGGCAGCACGACAGCGATAACCACAGGTACCGCGTCTCTTTTGATCAACATGGCTGTGAGCGCACAGGCTGTGGCCTCGACCGCCGCTGACGCGGTGCTTACGAAGACACTTGGCGCACTTGGAGCTCAGGCTGTAGCTTCGACGTCCGCATCTTCGTTGATCTCGAAGAATTTGGACTTCGTTGGGGCTACGACGGCTACAACGGCTGGCTCAGCTACGATCAGCAAGAATTTGGCTATCAACGCACAGGTGGCGGCAACAACGGCTTCTAGTGCCATCATCACCAAAGAACTGGATTGCGCAGCCAATGCGCTTGCCCAGACTGCCGCTACCGCTGCTATCAGCAAAAACGTCGCCGCGCAAGGCGACGCATCCGTTCAATCGATCGCGCTCATTGAGCTGCGCAAAACACTGGCGACAAACGCCTTGTGCATGGCAGCCGGAGCGGGCGACATCATTCTGGCCAAGCCGATCTCAGGTGCTGGCGATGAAGTCACGTCTGTAATCGCCAACTTGTCACTCAGTATTAGTTTTGAAGGCATGTTGGAGGCGCACTCGGTAGCTTCCACCACAGTCTACCTGACCAAAGTTATGGGCGGGTATGAAGTTGCTGCCGTTGTCGTTGAAGCTACTCTGCGCAAGCTGTTCCGTTACTCTGGCATTCAGTCTACAGTTTCCGTACCTGTGATCACCAGCACGTTCATTGGTGGCGCACGAACGGGCGTGATTGCATCTGTGAGCGGCGGCGCTGGATTCACAGCGGTTCCGGTCAACGGAGCTGTGGTGGAATCTGCTGAGCTTATGGGTGGTGCCGAGAATAGCGTAAGTATCATTGGCGGCGTAGAATTGGGCATTTCTCCGGCTTACATCACCATGCAAAGGGTAGCGTAAATGGCAGTCCTATACGCAAATAACGCGACAACGACACTCGCCGCCTCCATCACCGGCGCTGCCACGAGCTTTTCTGTTGCTTCGGGCAAAGGTGCGTTGTTCCCGACTATTTCTGGTTCGGACTATTTCTACGTCACCCTGGCCAACGCCGCTGGAACGATAGAAATCGTCAAAGTAACCGCACGGGTGACTGATACATTCACTGTTGTTCGGGGACAAGACGGTACTGCCGCATCTGCCTGGGCTGCTGGGGATAAGGTCGATCTTCGTATCACCAAGGCGATGCTGGATGATTTGAAGGGCGAACGTCTGTCGTTGAGTGGCGGGACGCTGACGGGTAATGTCTCGTCTACCAGCGGCATGACGGCGTGGAACACCACCACGCCAGGAACGGGCGTTGGTAACTACCACATTGGCGCAGCGAGCGCGACCGATCTGGCTGGCGGAGCCATCACGTTCGGCGCAAGAGACGCTAGCGCGGGAGCAAACGCGCAGGCTGGCATCTACATCACGAGCGGAGGCAGCTTCGGTACACGGATGTACCTAGCCACGACTGATAGCTATGCGTTAGGCGCAAAGGTCGCTGTGTCCATCAACGAGGCTGGCACTGTCAACATCACTCGCGGCGCTCTTCAGCAAGGTGGCTATCAGGTACTCCATGCCAACAATTACACCAGCTACTCCCCGTCGTTGACAGGTACCGGTGCGTCCGGTTCCTGGGGTATCTCAATTACCGGCTCGGCAGGAAGCGCGGCCACGGCTACGTCTGCAACAAGTGCAAGTACGTCAACAACGCAAGCTAAGTCAGACACAAGCAACAACATTGCTACAACCGCGTTTACTAAGCAGTTGTTTTCTAGCCCTTCAACAGCAGGGACTCTGGATTGGAACGACGTAAGTAACACACGCCCCGGTGCCGGTGCAACATTGTTGTTGGGTACGGCTACAAATGGCCCCGGCGGTGGCAACTATTACATACCGTTTAATTACGAATACAACAGTTACGATGGTACTGGTAACGTCACGCAAACAGCGATTGCTTATGGGAGTCCAGGCAATGAGTTATGGATGCGCGGTCGCTATTCGGGTTCGTGGTCAAGCTGGGTTCGTTTTCTTAACAGCAGCAACTACAACAGCTACTCGCCTACACTGACAGGCACCGGTGCGTCTGGTTCCTGGGGTATATCGATCACCGGTTCCGCTGCATCGATTACCGGCACATACGGCGGAACATTGACTTCAACGCAGGTAACTAATGCGTTGGGATACACACCGTACAACAGCACGAACCCGAGTGGGTACATCACTGCGAGCTCGAGCATTACAGGTTACAGCTACGGAATCAGCGTCCTCGATACCGATCGAACCATCGCCAACCGCTTGCCCACATCGACAGGGCAAAGTGTCCGGTTCGACTTCGCCAATGCAAACGCTGTTGGGACTGGCGGCAACTACGCGGGGGTGATGACATTCTCGCCGTGGACTGGTACCACGGCCAGCACGGGCGACGCGTCCTACCAGCTTGTCTTCGGCAGCACTGCTGCGAACGGAAGCGGCACGCCGCGTTTGCGTCTTCGCAACGGTATCGACTCGACATGGAACGCATGGTACGACGTGTTTACCTGGGCCAGTTTGGCCGCGCAAAACGGATGGACTCCCAACGTCTCCGGTGGCGTGACCCGCATCAGTCAGTCAATGTGGGCTAAGACGGGTGGCATCGACAGTTCATGGGATGGCCAAGTTTATTCGTCCGAGGCATACCCGACAAACGTCTACTGCCAAGCATCGTTTGGTAACACCACAGGCTATCTAATGTTCGGCCTCAACACGCTGGACGGTACAAATGATACCGCTTCTGGCTATGCTGTCATTGATTTTGCTTGGTATGGATCAGGCGGAACCCTTCAGATTTACGAGTCTGGGAGTGCTATATCTAGTTATGGCTCTTACACATCATCGACAGTCCTGACGATCACCTACGACGGTAGCAACATCCGGTATTACAAGGACGGAACGCTTCAACGCACTGTGGCCCGCGCGACTGGCAACGGGCTGTATTTTGATAGCTCGTTCTACAACAATAACTATTCAAGCCAGCTTTACAACATCGAGTTTGGGCGCCTGCCACAGCACGTTCTCCTGAAGAGCGGCGGGACGATTTCGGCTCCTGTGACGATTAACTCCGGCACAGTCATGCCGCTTACGTTGGCGACCAGCTCGGCTAGCCCGTGGGCGCTTGAGCTTCTGCGAACCGACACCGCATTCAGCACCAAGGTTTACAACGATGGATCGCGCTGGTATTTTCAGCATCGCCCGAGCTTTGCCGGGGCTACGCCGCTGGACTCCAGCAATTACAACTCCTACTCGCCCACACTGACCGGCGGAAGCGCGTCTGGTACATGGAGCATCAACGTCACCGGTACGGCTGGCTCGATCTCAGGGTACAACAACCCAACAACTGCCGCCACATCCAATACCATCGTCTACCGCGATAGCAGCGGTCACATCTCCGGCAATTATCTGTTCGGCGTGTACCTCAATGCCAGTGGTGGCAACTCCGAGAACCCGACCATCGGGCAAATCTGGACGCAGAATGCGTCAGATAATTACCTGCGTAAATCTACCCCCGCGCACTTCATCAGCCAGCTTGGGCTGGTGACCTCGTCGAACATTGCCTCCTACGCCGCTGTGAACGTGGCTGACGGCTGCATGCAAACCAATAACAAGACTATTTCAAATAACTACACGCTGGGAGCAACAACGAACGCTGTCAGTGCTGGCCCGATTACCATCAACACAGGCGTAACAGTTACTATTTCGACTGGCGCTACTTGGGTTGTCGTCTAATGGAGAAAACAAAGTGGCGGAGCAGGAGATGATCTCAAAAACAGAAGCGCGGCTGATGTCGCATGAGGCGGTGTGCGCAGAGCGTTACGCCCGGATCGACGTATCGCTCGACAAAGGCGACAAGCGAATGACGAAGATCGAGTACCTGCTGTACGTTGTCGTGGTCATCGTGTTGCTTGGCCCTGGCGTTGGCGCTGAATTCTTCAAGAAACTATTCCACTTCTGATGTGCTTGACCCGCTCACCCTTCTTGCAATGGCGAACGGCGCTGTCGCAGCCGTCAAGAAGGGATGTCAGCTTTATAAGGACATAAAGTCCGCAGCAGGTGATGTTTCTGCTGTTCTCAAGGACATTGACAAACAGTTCGCTGGCAAGAAAGTCAGCAAGGAGCAGGCACAGAAGATCGCGGAAAAGAAAGCAGAGTTCAAGGAAGCGGCAGTAACCGATCCGAACGATGTAATCTCAAGGATTGGAAACCAGCTCGGCGATTTCTTTGACGCGTTCGATAAAATTGAACAGCTGTTTTACGAAGAAGAGCGGCAAGCAACCAGAGTGTATGAAGGTGAAGATTCTGTCAGCAAGCGAGCGTTGCAACGAGTTCTGATTCGGTCGCGTTTGCAGCTCATGACAACGGAAATGCGGGAGATCATGATCTACCAATCACCGCCGGAGTTGAAAGACCTGTGGACACGTTTTGAAGAAATGCGTGAACAAATTGGGAGAGAGCAGAAAAAGGCTTGGGAGGAGCTCAGAGTAAAACGACAACTCGAAGCATCAGAGCGCCGCAAAACGGCAGACTTTTTCTGGGAGATTGGTGCATGGCTAACCGGCGTGCTAATGGTGTGGATATACGCGATGCTCCTGATGTGGGCGTTGGTATTGCACAGAGACGGCTCACTCTCTCTATGGTGGGTAACATCATCATGATGGTCATTCTGGTGCTGTGCTTGACGTTCGGGGGTTTCATGTACATGGACTACAAGACCGCAGAAGCCAAAGCCAAGAAGATGGATAAAAGAGTCGGGGAACTTCGTAGGCAGTTTGAACAAGACTGCAGAAAGGAATAAGATGCGAGTGTTGTTTTTGTGCTTAATGATTTTGCTGCTCTTCGGATGCCAAGATCGTTACCGGTACTTCTGCCAAAATCCAGAGAATTTCTCGCATGAGAGCTGTCAGAAGCCCAAATGCCAGTTCACGCAGACGTGCCCGGAATACCTCGTAGCCCCCATTTTGGAGAAGCAGACGAATGTTCAATCTACTCAACCGCAATCAGCAGCCGAGCCCACGCCTAACCGTTGAAGAATACGAGCTCCGTATCTGGGGCTTTGTGGTCGTCGTGGTGATGCTGGTTTTTGCTGGCATCACGGCGTCGATGCTCTACTCGGTGATCTTCGTCACCCAGCCTATCAAGTCGATGGCCCCCATCGATCAGGCATTCACCAAGATGCTCAATGACATCGTCCTGCTGATTGTGGGCGGTATCGGCGGCATCATGGCCAAAAAG